GTACCTTCTCTAGCATAGCAGGTACTGGTTCCCCGATATGCTCTATCCCCTTCCACCCATCATAGTGGGCAAGAGTGCCGTCTAAATCTAGTGCTATGTGCATTGCTATTTCCTTAAGATGTCTAGCATCTTGGTTGCGTGGGTTACTGTATCTTCATCAGGGGCGTGCTCGTAAACAAACTTATCCAGAAACTTCGCTGCCCTTACCTTTGGATCATTCAGGAAAAGAACAGCCCAGGGATGTACCTCGATGACCGCGTCATACATAGCACCCATAACCTCGCGGAATTCACCCTGGGTTCTGGGCGAGCTTCTGGAGGCAATTAGCTCAGCCAGAGTCCTGAGGTTATACTTCACCATAATATTGGTACAGATATTAGTAGGCAGGATACCTCTAGCATCCTCGGCTGGGATTCCCAACTCCATTAGTTCCTGGTAGGTAGCATTGATAGTAGCCATCATATCATGATACAGCCTAGAGGCTTGGCTATCAAACTCCAGGGTAGGGCCAGTGATATACTCGAAGTCAGAGACATCGAGCATCCTCATAGTCTGCTGAGCATAGCTACCCTGGCGGTTACGAACAAACTGATGAGTGAAGGCTCGGCTGACTCCCTCGATGAGGAAGGTATAGTCCAGGAACTCCCAGCTGCTCCGGATAGTATTGGCGATATACTCTGCCTCATCTATCTTCTCCTGAGCAGATAGTCTCTCTATATCATCCATCAAAGAGGGGCTCATCTTAAGCCTGGTGCTCTTAGAGAACAAGAGCAGCTCCAGGGCTTTCTCATTATGGTTTATCAGCGTTACTTTCATCGTCTGTATCCTTTTGATTCAATTAAATTATCGATCACCTTCAGGTCATCGACTACATCATCCATCAGTATCTGACGGTGCGTCCCCCAGCGACCAAGCGAGTAGATATTGTACTCTCTACTAGCCCAGCCTATAAACTCGTGTATCTCATCCCTGTCACCAGGGGCTATCTTGCCGTGCTTCTGATGCTTAAGCTCTGGATTATCAAACAAGCAGTCACTGGCGTGTATTCCAAAGTCTATCTCCAGGAAGTGCATTATGTTAGTGATAGTCCTTCCATCCCACTCGCTGTGGCAGTTAGGATTCATACAGAACTCTGCTATCACCCTGTCTCCAGTGATAGAGAGCCGGTACAGCGGAAGAGATGGGTTTGGATAATAGCACGTTTGATAGACATCAATATCCATCTCCAGGTCAAAGGTAAATGTCCATATCTCCCTGGTCTGTAAATCCTGCTTCAGCTCCCAGCCAAGGATTTCCGCTAGGGTTGCGAGAGGCATAGTACTAATCATAGGCTCATTACTATCGCGCATCTGATGATGAATATGTTTCTCAGCATCCATACTATACCAGATACTAAGCCCTGTAGCCACTCTGCTAACGAAGGTATCTGGTGCTATATATCTGGTCGAATCTTTGATGTTCATTAATGACCTGGAATATACGCCACCCGTAACTTTCTGGGAATAGAGGTTGTTCAGGAATATATTGCCGGATTCGTGATGGGCTTCTTTGTAGTTGATAAGCTTTTGTACATTTACTTCTTTGAATCTGATTCCAGTAAGATCAGAGACAGCCTCGCTCCTGAAGCGGAGGAGTGCTGTATGGTTGTTGGGGAGAAGAGGCTGCTTCTCTATTATGATGGGGTCGTGAGACCGGAAGTATTGGCCAGCCAGAAGGCCTGCCATACCTGCTCCTATTATCTGCATATCATTTCCTTTTTGTTAGATGTGAGAACGGAGGGCTTTCGCCCCCCAATTCCGTTTACCAGACTACTAGGCTGCGATAGCCGGAGCATCTTCACCACGTAACTTCGCTACCAAACGACGAGTCATAGAGAACACGTTGAGGTGGGCAGAAGCGTGCTTCTGAATGTTCTCAGAAGTGGGACCATACTCGCCTTCGCCCATGATATAGGCTTTGGCTTGATCGAGAGTTGCGTCGGGATTACCAACGATCCAATCGTAGTAGGTGCTGCGGAAGGTAACACGAGAAGTACCCTCGCCTTTCGGCTTGGCGTAGCAATCCAGGTCATTCTTCTTCGCATAAGAACGAACCAGAGAGGAGGCTGAGCGGGCAGTAGCACCCTTAACTGCTTCAACGAGAGCGGCAGATGCGGCATCGAAATCTTCCTCGGTGTCGAAATCTCGGCCTTCGAGAGTATCAGCAACAATCTGGTTACGATCATCTTTGGAGATGGCCAGGCCAGCGTCGATCATGAACTTGTTGTACAGTCGGGTTACGTTCTTGAACGTAGCACCGGCGCCAATCATATTCAGCTTCAGATCATCTTCTTCCAGGTCTACAGATACACCTTCGTCGAAGGCAGCACGCACTTCTTCTTCAGTTGTATCCACTTCTTCTTGCTCGGTTTCGAGATCAGCTGCTTCATTTAGTTCTTCAGACATTTTATTACTCCAGTAATAGGTTGTGTTTCAAACTCCCTAGTTCTCTAGGGAGAAAATACATTATATAATACCTAATTCCAAAAAGCTACAAATTTCTTATACTATTTGGTTATAAGAAACTCTTTTGTTATAACTAATTAAAATAAGCGTCTTTTAGTGTTAACAGTTTTTTATTGCGTTGGACCATAACCTTACTTGGTTCTTTCAAGTCCCTAGCTTGCGCTAGTATATCAGTAGCTCTATCGCATGGTACACCTCCTCGGTATTTAACCCAATGCTGGGCTTTGTGCCTAGCAAATCCTTTGTGTTCTATACATATGTATTCACTTACCTGATAACCTTCCGCGTGGTAGGTCACCTTAACAGAAGAGGGAGACCCATATCTACTATGGACTCCATATTCTATCTTATCTACATCAAGCCAGACACCTTTGCCATCTTGGATAATCTCTGCTCTGTGAGCATTAGCAACTAGGTGATGCTGGAATTTAAATTTGTGCCCGCAGTCTGGACAGACCCGCACAGCGGGAGCTAGGATAGAGTAGCAATCAGGACACTCCTTGGTAATTGGGTCACCACCTCCCTTTCCTTTGCCCTTCTCTATGACTAGGACATCATTGATAGGTCCAAGACGAGCAGTATTACCAGCAAAATCAAGCACCAAACAGTTTTCCTTACCATCGAGTGTGCGACTTCCACGTCCAAGTGATTGTACATGAAGGACAGGAGACTTAGTTGGCCTAAGCATAGCAATGAGATCAATTCCAGGCTCATCAAAGCCAGTAGTAAGGATATTGACATTAACCACAGCTCTATATTTTCCATTCTTGAATCCCTCTACTGTCTTGGTTCTGTCAAATCCGGAGTCCGACATTTTAGAGTGGACAGGGGCACACCTAATTCCATTGCGTATGAGAGTCTCCGCAATGTGCTCTGCGTGTGATATGTCGATGGCAAAGATGAGCCACTTATTCCTGTTAACCCCAGCTGCAAGTATCTCTTTGATCGCCGCCTCCGTGACAGCCTTTCTGTTAAACTTATCCGATAGTTGCTTCTCATTAAAATCTCCACCTTTTAGTTTGATGCCCGCAGTATCCATTTCAAGCTGAGTGCGCTTGGTCGTTAGCGAGCAAAGATAGCCTTCATCGACCAATTGCTGAAATCTATCAAGAGTAGTCCAATCATATACAAGAGCATTAAAGTTCCTACCAGTGCCATAGATAAGACCATCACCAAGGCGAAAGGGAGTAGCAGTAAAACCAATAATGATAGATTTAGGAAGCCCAGCAAAGAAAGTCTTATACATCGTATCTTCTTTGGGAGATATGAGATGAGCTTCGTCAACGATGATGATAACTCCTCGTGCATATCTAGAATGATCTCTGTAGACTGACTGTATTCCTGCGACAGTAATTGTCTTGTGCTCACGCCTGCCCAAGCCAGCGCTATTGAGTCCAATCGGTTCATCAAGGTATTCAGATAAGCTCGCATGGTTTTGCTCCAGTATTTCTTTGACATGAGAGAGCACTAGGACATCAGTGTCCCATTTAGCTCTCAGCTTTTTAATCAGATCAGCGATACAATAAGTCTTTCCGCTACCTGTCGGGAGGGCCACCAGAGGGTGACTCCCTTTATGCTTCTTGATGTAATCTATTACAGCCGGAGCACAATCAGCTTGATAGTGTCTAAGCTTTATCACTAAATAGCTCCTTCTGTAACTCCTTCTTCTTCTGCCTTTTTATCTTGGCATCAGTATGTCTTTTAACAGCAGCCATCTGTCTGAAGGAGGATGTATGGAACTTCATGGGGACTTTGAATTCTTTCATTTGAACATTCCCCCAAGATCATAATACCCACAGGCTTCTCTCTGTGTATCAGAGTTAAGAGAACCAGGCTTATCAGAATGCGTACAAGACCACTTGCCTTCATCAAGTACATCGACATGGTAGCAGCTACGACATGTCTTCTCAACTGGCTTACGCCCAAAGCAGACCTCCCTGGCATCGCAGAACTTACACTCGAACCAGGAGGGAGAGCCGTTGCCTATTCTAGGGAGCATAACATCCGAGGATATGATCTCCACTTCTTTTCTCTTCAGCTCTATGAATCTGTCTTCATCGAACTGCATAGTCTTTAGCCAGTATTCAGAGGTGTTCTTGCTATAAGCCATATAGAGAGCATAGGGCAACTTAAGGTAGCCCATATAAGCCTGCATCTGATCTATATGCATTGTCTTGGAATCTAATCCATTCTTCTTAAGCAAAGCAAAGCTCTTCTCATTATGAGTCTTGAACTCCACTAGGAATTGTACGCCAGGGTTAGCCTCGGCAATGGCAATACCGTCGCAGTGCCCCTTCCAGTGGCCTCCTGCTCCGACCATTCCGGTCTGTTCACCTGTAACGTGGATGCCCTTTGTGCTGAGGGCATCTATCATAGCTGGCTCCATCATATGGCCAACATTAAATAATCTTTGTAGCCTATCACTGATCTCGGAGGTGAACGTCCAGTAGTGATAGTGCTGTAGGTATCTGTGACAGGTATGGCCTATCTGGGACAAACCAAGGTAGTCACGCGGAGGCTGTACTGTAATCTCGTGGTTAAGATCAAAGCCAAATTCATCTTGAGGTATTAAAGCCATAATTATATCCTTGGAAATGCCCCCTCTCGGGGGCAGGTTGATCAGAAGGGCATATCATCGCCGGCAGGAGCATCAGGCTCCCAATCTTCTGGCTTGAAGTTCTTCAACTCATTACGAGCAGGCCACTGAGGTGACTCAGGCTTAATAGACACCTTGATCATCAAGGGAATATTATGGAGGTCAATAGTGTCCTCCAAGTCGCCTTCAAGGCCGACAGCCTCACAGATAGCCTTCAAGTCTGAACGAGCAATCTTCACAGCCACATCGCTCTTATTGATGATGTTAAGGTTAGTGAAGATCAAGCGGTCTTTGTGATCGCCATCAATAATCTTGAAGCTAAAGCTGATATACTTACCAGTCTTATCCTTCGTGTCCTTGAGCTCAGACTTGATGATCTCAGCCAGATACCAGCCAGCCGCGATAGGTGCGAATGGATTGTCTTCTGCTTCTTCGGGTACAAATACATTTGGTAAAATTGCCATGTTAGTTTCCTTTTAAAAAGTTTCAGGTTGTGCAACTGCACGGGTTAAGGCCATAAGGCCAGTTTGCAGATCAGTAGCGCCAATACTTACCCAGCGTTGGTCAAATCTGCCATCAGCACGAAGCAATGTGACTATGTCACCAAGAACTACGCCCTGTTCTTTGATCCAGTTCATCAAGGCAATTTCTTCTGCACTCAAATCCCTGTATCCTTTGATTTTCTTATGTTGATTGTCCATCAGAATTGGTCAATACGAGATTCAAGAACTTTTGCATAAGCATTCATATACCATTCCTGCATTCGCATCCGTACTTGTTCATCAAGTGGAAGCTCTTTGAACTTCTCAGTTTCAATGAACGCGTTGAGCTTGCTAATCTTTTCAATCAGCTCCTGGCATTCATCAGCTACTCTTTGTTGATAATCTAGCATATCAATTTCCTTGTTTAGCCATTATCTTCTTGATAATAGCAGTCATGTCAAGTGCTTCTGGATTAGCCAGGGCACCACTTCTATCCTTCGCAAACGATAGTCTGCTAGGGGCAGTTTGAAGAGTCGCAGTGCCTTTTCGGTCCACGTTAATCTTAAACATCTCATCTACCATATATGGTATTTGATTACCTAAGACCTTGCCGGGCATTAACAACTCTTCTGTCACGGCACCGGATTCTTCATCCTGTACTCGTAACATTTTTACGGTGAAAAGGGTATGCTTCCTTTCCAAATCTCTGAACTTCCTGAGCATTGGCATCATAGCATCAGCTAAGGCCATATACACCTGACGTCCATCTTTGAACTGCGGCTTCAGCTCCGTTACCAGAACCTCCGCTATCTCGCTCAGGCTGTCTAGTCCTATTGACTCGAACAGATCAGCCTCAGTCGATGACTTAGCCCACTTGTACGCATCGTTGAAATCTTTCATGTTGCGTACTTCAATGTAGCTAGCGTCCACATCAGCGAGAGACAGCAGACCCTTCTCAGCGGAGATAATGATAGGATTGGGAGCAGTTGCCACCATCCTAGTCTTACCAGAACCTGGGCCACCATATACTATACACTTAACACTATCAATCTTGATATCCTTAGTGCTTTGAATTTTAATTGCCATTAGCCTAAAGTCCTCATTCCATCACACCAGCCTGCGTACCACTGATGGAAGTTTTCCTTGACCCCTAATTCCTCAGCATGCGGGTTCATCCAGTGAGGCTCACCCCTAAAAGCAGCCTCTCGTCCTTCAAAATATGAATCATTCATCTTCTTCACTCTCCTGTAGTGCCGCCCTTGCGAGCTTGATGTCATACTTAGTTATGGCATGTACCCCACACCCGCAGTTCATGCCCACATGCGCCACAGACTCAACTATTGGCAGCATCTTCGCTATCTTTGCCTCCAGCCTATCCCTCTCGGCCTGTAGGGTGTC